GTAATCCCTTAACTTATCAATAACGTAATAAAATCCGTTCATTATCTATTTTGTTTAATCAATTTCATTTCTAATTCATTCTTTTGTTTCTCAAAACTTAAAAAAGTTAAGCATTGATTAATGGGTAACTGGGTAATTTCATCAAATCTTCTAACATCGCCCTGTGATAAGGCATAGATGCTGGAATACCATCCCCATCTTTTGCCGAATTGCGTAGCTTCGTTAAACTCATCGAGTTGTTCCCCTCCAAAAAGTCCATCGTACTTTTCAATAATTCTCGACCTAAAGTCCAAAAAAAAACCTTGCTACTTAACACAACATCCATTGGTGCATCAAGCATTATTTGCGAATATTTATCTGTGCCTTCGTACTGCTCAATTAAGTATTTACTACCTAATTTTTGTTTAATTGGTCTATAAAGAACTGCCATACTTTTATGGCTATCATCCCAATCGGTAATGTATCCATCGAGGTCCATGTATTCACCCGAAGACATATCGTTTAGATTAGGTATAAATCCAAACTCTGTCCCATTTATTTTAAAAATTGTGACTAACTCTGGAATCTTATTAAACAATTCAGTAATCGTAGTAACCGCAAAATTTAAATCCTTTTGCTTCATCTTAGCAACAATATTTAAATCTGTATTACAAAATATCTGAACCAACTTTTGGTTTAAAAATTTACCCTCTTCATTCTCGCTTGCTATCTTAACAAACTTTTGATATTGGCTTAATTTAATTTCACTTAATGATGTCGGAATTAATATTTTAACCTTCATGATGTATAAACGTAAATTGTTTGTTTTTGTCTTAATAAATATGATAGTTGCCTTGATTTGGATTATCTAAATGGTAGATAATGTTATACCTAATCGCATCAATAATGTGATTCCACGCATCAAGATACAATTTAGATGCCTTATTTAAATAAACATAGTTGTTAAATTCTTTGGCAATATTCTGTGATTGTGGGTCTACTATAATTTGATAGTCTTGCATTCTTACTATACCTGATTCAATCGTTCCTTTCTTTACAGGTTGGATGTTAATGCCTTGATAACGCAGGTCATCAATCAATCTAGGTTCTGCGGAATCGGCAATGATTAAACCGCTATTGCATTTTTCTTTAATTAACGATGCAAGTATGTGTGTCTTTAATCCTCGCTCATAAATTACCTCCTTAACGTAGATTATTTTTCTTGCTTTGTCTATTGCCACCTCCGCTAAAGCATCTGGATCAATTGAGAATCCAAAGTCCATGCCGTAAGATGTTTGCAGCTGATTAGGATTAAACTCACCAAACTTCCAATTGGTAAATACAACACCTTCTGCTTTGTCTAGCCATCCGCCTAGTATTGCGTGTTGATATTTCTTTGGATTGGTTTCCTTAATCCTTTGTACTTCATCTAAAAATGATTGGTCTAAATGCTCAATATTATCTTCGTAGGTTGTATGGATATAAGTAACGTTCCCTTTTATCCCGTTAAATCCACCTTCAACTCCAGCTTGCTCAAAGAATCGTTTATAAATCCAATGCTCTTTGGTAGTCGGATTAAATATAATAATGATTCTGTTTTGAACTCCCTTCTGTCTAACCGATAAGTTAATCTTGTCAAAAGTAGCCTCTTCCGTCAATTCCTCTGCCTCCTCTAGCACCCAATCTGTTACACCTTGTAACGACTTCAAATTTGCAGTTTGGTCTCCTGACGATGTCTTTAAACCTCTAAATATTATTTCACTTTTTGATTGCAGATTTATAATATCGGTTTTTGTTACTTCAAATTTCTTTTCCGATTCCAGTAGTTGAATCTTTTCTTGGAACTCAGGAATAATTGACAAGTGAGCGGATGTCATTGTCTGCCTTGTAAAAAGAATTTTATGACCCTTTTCAAATGATAGTAAACTTGTAAACGTTCCAACCCCAAATGATTTTGAGCTTCCCCGACCTCCTGATATTATAAAGTATCGAGTATCATTAAATAACGCTTTCCATTTATTGTTTAGAAGAATCATCCTTGAATTTCACCAAATCACTTAGGTTAAAATCTTTTACTTCGTGTGTATTATTGCTTTCCACATGGGTCATCGATAATTGCTTTAACTCATCTGGAGATGCTATTAGTTTCATTAGGCCCATTTGTAATGTTGGATTCTCTGATTTATACCACTTAGAACGCATCGATACTTTAATTTCTGTTTTAACTTTTGTTAAGGCATCTTTTATGGTGTCTAATTTTTCCAATTCTAAGTTGTAAAATGTTGCTCTTGAACATGGTAAATAAGCAATTACATCATCAATAAAAAAGAGTTTATTCTTTTCTATTGCCTCTAACGATTTTAACTCTAATTCTTTTGGATTATATGCCATATTATTTTAATTCGAAAGATGCAATTAATCTATTTGTTGCTCCTGTTTTTTTTAAAGCTTTAATTCCTTTATGTTCCGTACCTCTACCAAAAGAATTACATCGCCATTCTATTTTCCTTTTTAAACTAAATATTAAACTTGGAGAACTTGTTGTAATTGTAAATCTCCATTTTTCATTTTTATATATTTTTCCTATTTCATTTAAAAATTTAATTCCAAATCCTGCTCCTTGATAATCTGGTAAAATAACTAATCTATGTACCTTTTTAATTGTAGGGTCAATATTAGGTAAATGTAATACAGATAAAAAACCAGCTATTTCATTATTAATTAAAGCAACAAAAACATTTGCAGCATTATTATGAGAATGACTTAAATAATGGTGTTTAGCAAACATTTTCCATATTGCTTTATCTCCGCACTTGAATATTTCAAATTTAATTTCTGGTCTATTTTTTTTTTGCCCTTCAAGTGATTGAAAGGTCATTGTATCCGTATTAAATATCCAATCTGGTATTAGCCATTCTTGTACATCAAAATGACAAGTTACTGCTATAAATTGTTTATTACTTTTACGAATTGCTTTTTGCATTGCAAAACTACCAATTTGTGCAACCTGCCTATCTACAACAGATGTAAATTCATCAAATACAAATAATTTATTTTCTTCTAAAATTGCTCTTGCTAAATCAACTCTCATTTTTTGTCCATTAGATAAAACCGAATATGGCTTTAGCCAAGAAGGAGGAGATGAAAAACCAACAGAATTAAAAGTTGATGTTATTTCTTCTAAAGAACAATCTTTAGGCATATCATCTAAAATTGTTTCAGCATTATATTCAAAGTTAGTAACATAAGCATCTGGAAATAATTGTTTAGCAATAGTAGTTTTACCGGTTCCAGATTTACCTACAATTAAACCAACTTTCCAATTAAAATCTATATCTAATTCTCCCTTAAAATGTTCTATAACATTTTCAGATTGCAAATCAAATTTGCCAATTACCGAAGCAACTCTAAAAGTTTTTTTCGGATTTACTTGTTTTATAATGTCAAAAGTCTGCATTCGTATCCTTCTTCTATAAATTTATTATAAGTCTTTTCTTGTGATTCTTCATCATTACAAATTACTTCTATTCTAAATTGAGATTGTATTTTATCAGATAAATCTTGATGTTCAGCTTCTCCTTCATCTTTTATATCAAATACAGGTATATCTAAACCCCAAGCCTCAAGCTCTTCGCTATCCCATTCGTTTGCAATCATATCCCAATCCCATTCGCCTCCGCTTGTATTATCCTTGATAAGAAATTCTCTTTGTTTCTCCTCTGACAAATCAGTAACAATAACTGGTATTTCTTTTATGCCTGCCTCTTTGCAAGCTCTGAACCTCATATTACCACCAAGAATAATCATGTCCTTGTTTACTACTATGGGCCGTATGTTCAGCATCTCAGGAAAATCCTTAATCGACTGAACTAACTTCTTAAATTTATCATCCTTAATTAATCTAGGATTATTAGGATTTAATTTAATGTCAGATATTTTTTTTATTTCCATTGTATTTATATAAGGTACATTTCCTCTTTTACAAGTTTCCAATAAATCTTGTCATCTATTTTTAATTTCTGCTCAATAACTAATTCTACAATATACAATCCGCATTGGATAGCCATTGACTTAGTGCCAGTGTAATAAAGGCAATTGATAAATATCTCCCTTGCTTTTTCATTAGGCTTCATTATCATGCTCCATATAAACGCTGCGTAACTTGCCTATTGTATCTCTCCAGCATGAATCACATGATGTTTGTTGCAAGTTGACTTTAAAAACATTAAGATATATTTTAGCCAATTCTTGTTGCATCATCGGTGTGATGGTTTCATGATTTTCTGCAAAGAATAAATCTAAATACTTATAGTCCTCTATTGATAAACATTCAGGATTATTGTAAGGGAATAATTTATTAAGGATTTCTTTTCTTTTGTCGCATCCGCAATCAAAACCGATTGCTTCTGCTAACTTGTCAACACCTGCCTTAATGCCAGTTGCCTCTGTGAACTTTTCTATTGAATCTCCAAGTCCTTGTGATTTTCTTTTGCCCATAGTTGTAATTTGTTTTTACAATTTCTAATTGTGTTATAAATACTTGTAAATGAAATGCCTGATTCTCTTGACATTTTACGCATTGATATTCCTTTTTTTAAATAAACGGAAAACAACATTTGATCGTAATAGTCCCATGTTGATATGTAATCAAAATACGGTTTAGTTGATTCAATAATTAAATCTTCTATTTCGTATTCTGATATAAGGTATTCAATTTCTTTTGTAAACTCTACCTTTAATATTTTCACTCTTAACAAGTCAGCCGTTAAGCTACGCAATGTATAATAAAAATAAGCCTCATTAATTTCTTTGTTTTTATCTAAGATTTTAATGTAGGCTTCTTGTACAATGTCTTCGGCATAGGTCAACTCGCCAAACTTTCTGACAATATTAATCCAATGTCTGTGTCGTTTAACAAGATGATCTATTCCGTTCACTCTTTATTTTTTAGAATTAGGACTATATAAATTAGTATAAATACAATGTACAAAATGCCTACAAATATACCAGTAACTACAAGACTATCCATTGTGTTTGTTTATTTCGTGTTCTAAATACCAAATAGCTTTAAGCAAGTCTTGTTTTTGATTGCCTTTCTTATCAGCTCGCAAAATATACTTTATTGCGTTCCCAGTATTAAAGCTCAACCCAAAATCATCTATGATGTCAATTACCTCAAATCGGTTGCCTTGATAATGCGGAGGCGAATTAACTAAGTCTACTTTAACTGGTTCTTGTATATCTGCAATAATAACTGGTATATCATCCCAGACTTTTTCAACAAACTCTTCCATTTTAATCTAACAAATTAGATATTAAACTTCTTTCTAAACAATCTTCTGCGTTAGATGCAGAACGATTAAAGGCTACTTTAAGCTCTAACTCTGTAAATAACAAAGTGTTGTATTGTCCGTTGTAATTTAATATAACAGCATAGTATTCATCCTTTGCCGCTTTTCGTTTGTCCTTGTTAACAATTCTTTTAACTTGTCCTACTCTTGCTTTCATTTTATAAATATTTAATTTAAAGAATCTAGTGTTTCGTTAAATGTAATAATTTGAATAACTTTTCCGTCAATAGATTTTAAAGAACCTTCATTGTCTCCTTGTTGCTTAATATTTTGAGACAATTGAACAATTTTATCTTGTTCAATCCAGCTTCTTAAAATATCTCCGTCTTTTGTTCTTGTTGTAATCTTGATAAATTTCTTCATATTGTTTTTTTTATGTTATAAATCTAAAAAGTTTTTTTTAATTAACAAAGCTAACTACCTAAAAATCAATATCTAAGCCGTAAGATTTTAGTAAAATATTAAGTTGGGTATTTAAACCTTCGTGTCTTACTTCATCCATGTCTGACATCTTTAAACCTAGCTTAAAAAACTTTAGCATTAAGTCTCCAGCCATAACGTGTTGGTCCACTACTTCTGCCTCCGCTCCTTCTTTATAAAGTTTATCGGTTATTGCCAGTAATTCATTAAGCAAGTTTTGGCTTTTAAATTTAAGCGATTGCTTATTGTAAATTGATTGCCTAAAATCGTTTTCAATGTGATCTACAAGAGCGTTTGTTAACCCTGCATAGATGACAAAAGTTTCCTTTTCTGTTAGTTTATTCATTTTGGTTTAGTTTATCTTTAATCATTTTGACCTTTAAGAAGCTGAGCATCTGAAGCCATCCAGTGCAATGTATTAATCTTTCTCGGTTTGTTTGTAAACATAGCAATAAATTATTTACAATTATTCCGTTGCCTAAGTTAAGTTCCGTATTTGGTTCTATGCTTTGGGCATCAATCCAATCTATTGCGTTCTGGTAATTACTTGGAATCTTCATAAATAAAAATTTCAATTCTTAGATTTAAATACTAATAAAAATTTCAATTCTTGGATTTAATTTATCTATATTTTTAATCATAACTAGCCTTACGCATAGCCTATCGTTGGCTATTATACCGCACTTCTGCAAGCAATCTAATATTACCTTTGCCGCGTTGTCTAGGTCTGATCTGTTCGACTGAAAGTAAACGATAATATTAATTCCAAACTCTACGGTTATAGTCTCTCGAATCGTCAGCGTTTGCAATCTAAAGCTCTCTTCGTACTGGAGTAATGGCTTAGACTTGTAAAGCCGATTATTGCCAATACGATAGCCGTTAGATTTACTAGGCACTTGGCCGTAGATAGTAAAGTTTATCATTGTTAATAAGTTTCCTTAAAATATTCTTCTGCATTATCGTGAAATAATACTTCGTAATTAAAATACCCAGAATCAAATGCATTCATTATCTGCTCTTTCTCCATTTGTATTGCTTCTGGAATATATTTATCCCTTACAACTTCCATTTCAAAATTATATTGACTCATTTTTTCTACTAGCCACTCTACTGCTGTTTGTTTAGTTTCCATTTTGCTTTATGATTAAAATTCCACTCTTTGTATATCTGCCCGGTTCTAGTTTTTGATTCCAGTAATCTCTATCAACTTCCATTTCAAAGATTGGTTTGTTTACTTTTAAAACAAAGCGTTGTTCAATTTGCTTAATTTCTTTGGTTAGTACGTTATAAATTACTAAACCCGTGCAAATTATAGTAACGATGAACGTTAGTAGTTTGATTATCTTTATCATTTTTTTAGTGTCTAAAATAAAGTGAGTTGAACTTCTGGAGAATAACTAGAATCGTATTTTTGATTCTCTCCTTTTGGATAAGGTTCTATAATATAATTTAAATGCTTTTTAAAATTCTTTCTTTGATTGCCTATAAAAAAAACATATCTATGCTTTGACGATCTAAACTTCCTGATTGAATAATCAATTTCTTTAGAGTAATGCCTTGAATGGCTACCATCTTCAAAACCTATATCAGTTCTTTCTTTTGTTGATCCAGTATATATCCAATTGGTAGCTTGATAAATATATCCATGATGGTTCATGATTGTGTCAGCATAGCTAACAAGTATCATATTATCTGGGATTAATTTAAGGCATTTTCCAACAAAAAAAGATAAAGTGTTTTTTTCAAGATTATCTTCTACGCAAAGTCGATTTAATTCATAAACATATCTACTAAAATCTTTTCCGCAAATTCCATCGCATAAACTTGGACTAGCTGGCTTTCCAATTGTTAAAACTCCTTTTAAGATTTGGTCTTCATACAAGCCAAATGCAAAAGAAATAGAAGGAATGCGTTTAGCATAATGCTTATGCAATAACCAATCATAAGTTTGCGAGCTTTCTATACTAAGTACTTTGTATTTTTCTGTAATACTCATACTTCTATCGGTTTAATTTTTCCGTCCTTGTCAATCTCAGATTCAAAATTAACTAGGTCATTAATAAACTGCTTATAGGCAAGTGTCTTGCAAGCTACTTTAAATTCTTCGCCTTGCAAATGCTTAAACTTCTCTGCAATCCTTAGCTTGTCTTCTACTGGAGTTGTGTAAATGCCAAACTCGCTTAAATAATCGTAAAGAATATGCAATCCTCCAGCTATCCAGACAAACTCTTTCTTTGCCTTCTGTGCCTTCCAAATTTCTTGCGCGTACATATTTGCAGTTTCAATACTTTGAGTCTTTAAAACGCTATCACAAGGCTTAGGCTTGGCAGGTTCTTCTTGCTTTGGTATTGCTCTAGTCTCAGTTCTTGCATAATCTAAGTAAGCGTTTACAATTCTAGCAAAGTATTCGCATGAAAAGTTCTCGTATGTCTTAACATCTACCGTAAACCTACCAGCAACTGCAAGCTCAAAAGCTAACTTTATTTCTGCGATTGTCTGATTTGCAAAGTTTGTCTTTATGAAATTTATTAAGACTAGCTTTTCTTCGTCAGTTGGTAAGTTGTTTCCCCTTAGTCCTACAAGAATCATTACATAGCGAAGAACTTGCTTTAGGTCTTCTTCGTTTTGCTTTCTAATTGCTAAACCATTTTGAGCTGAAAGAATCTGAATGCCTAAACCTTTACCAATTTCGGAGGGCTTCCATTCTGTCGTGGCTAGTTCCCTTTGGTTTGTCGTTTGAATTTCCATTATTTTGTTGTTTAGGTTCAAAAATTCCTTGATAGTTATTTGCAATTGAATTGTTAATTGCTTCTTCTAATTCTTGGTTAGTATAACTTTCCCATTTTGAAATTAATTGTTTAATTCCAGAATCTGTGTATTTAGATTTTTTTTCTTCTTTATAATTAATCCATTTATCAAACAATAAATCTCTTATTGGATCTAAAGAATAAACAAAACGCTTCTTTTCTTTTACTTTACTTTCTTTTACTTTACTTTCTTTTACTTTATCGTCGTTACGAACATGTTTTGAACGTGTTACATTTTCGTTAACTGCTTGATTTTCACGCCATTCCGAAATTCTTTTTGCGTTTTTTTCTTTTGATACTTGATACTTTTTACTAAAGTTTAGCAATTGTTTGTTAAAAGTTTCTCCATTATTCGAAGAAATCAAATCTATTTCTTCTAAAAACTTCCAAACTTTCTCTAATTTCTTACCAATATTTAACTGGTGTTTAAGAACATTTGTCTTAATTGGCTTCTCTTGTAATGCTAACTTTTCGAGAATAGTATAAAATAATCCAAGACCTTCATAACCAAACTCTAAGTAAAGTTCGGTTATCTTTTCATCGTTAAATGAAGTAGAATCGTGTAGGTAATATTTCATTTAAAATAGTAATTTAATATTATCGTTTAATTTCTTTGTATGAATCGTAAAAAACTTCCTCGCCAGTTTCCAAGTCATATATGCAATATTCTACATTTTGACCGAACCTACTACAAATTTGAATTTCTTCGTCTTCTAATGCAATGTAAACGTATCCAGAATATTTATTAAATCCGATTTCCATAATTTCATTTCCTGAATAATAATTGGCGTATGCCTTAAGACAATTTGATAAACTAATTGCCTCTAATGTTGCGATAGATTTGCCTTCAAATCCGTTCATTGTTATTGTGTTCATTTTAGTAAATAAAAAAAGCCAGAAATTGCGTAGGAGTGCAAATCTGGCTTTGGTTTTTTAAACCTTTAAAATAACCCAAGAACTCCTACCCTCTTGGCTTATTATGATATAAATATAAAACTAATTGTCAGATTTACAAAGTCTTTTCGAGAATATTCCGAAATGATTGGGAAAATCTTTCTCAAACTTTCTAGCATAGTCTGCCGTAAAATTGTTGTTCACTTTGTACTTGTCATTACCAGACACCATTGAATGCCATCTAATGACCTCAAATATTTGCTTTGACCCGATACGCTTGTAGCCTCTATTTATTAGCTGAAACGCGTACTTCTTGAATGATTCGTAAACCTCCGGATTCTCTTCGTGATATTTTATAAAGCTTCTCATTTCTTATTAAGTTTAGTTTTTTATAATTAAGTTCTAATTGCTTGGACAAGTTTTCTTGCCACTCGTTAAATGTTAAATCTTTCATGCGTTAAAAAATAAAAATATAAATATTAAATAAACAATTATGCTTACTCCAGCTCCAATGACTCCAATAAAAGCCATGAATTCTGCGGCATCGTAATGCCTTTTTGATTTACCTTGATATCTCATTGTTAAGTTGTTTAAATTCCATAACTCGTTTTACTTCCTCCATTACTTCTTCGTTGTTAATTTTGCCATAAACAACTGATTGCACTAATGGCATTGACCATTGTCTGGCCGAGAATGGCATGACTCCCTTTTTGTTAAGGTTGTCAGCCACCTCTTGATATAAATTAAGCTTCTTGATTTTCATATTCTGTTTTCATTTTTAACCACTCCTCGTCTGTCAATTCCTTTTCGTATTCAACGACTTGGCCATAAGACCGGCTAATCATTGCGATTGTGTTTTTTATATCATCCATCGTGTTACACTCCACACGTTTCCAACATTTTACATAATCAAGTTGTGACCTGTATTCAAAAATATATATTCCTGCTTTCATAATTAAAAAGGTAAGTCTTGAATTTCTGTATTTCCCAAAGAACTTGGTGCAACTGTTTGTGTCTTGTAAGTAATTGCACCACTTGATTTAGATTCCCATGTGTCAAGCTCCATGTAGAACTTGCCTGACTTTGCGGAGTTAATCTTTAAGTTAACCCAACCATTCTTTGCGTTTGCTTGTAGGAATGTGATAGCATCCTCTACTTTGACCGACATGTTGCCGACCACCCAGTCCGGAGCATTTTCCGAACGTTTGAAAATAAAACCATCTGCGAATACTTTCTCTTGCTTTTCCATTACTTTGTTAGTTGTAGTTTACGAGTTGTGAATAATTTAATATCTGATTCTGTTAATGCTGATTTATACTTGGCATAAAGGTTTTCTAAGTCCTTTCCATTGTGGCACAAGTCTAATAATTCTGGAGTAAATTCTGGCGCTTTTACTTGTGTGCCAGCTGCATCTGTATCTTTGTCTGTCACTAAACCGAGAATGCTCGAAAGACAGTACCTCCGAAAGTAGGTCACACCCGAACCGTAAGCCTGAAAATCGTTCATGTTGCCTAGCTTTACCTTTGGAATTTGTGTGAAGCTTTCTAGTTGCTCTCCGCTTTCTACATGAAATAGTATAGTTCTTATGCCATCGTTTTCTAGTAATTGCGTAAAGCAAAGCTTGTGCTTTTTAAGTAGCGGATTTATTACGCTAAAGATTTGAGGCAAATCTGCGTAAGTGTAGTTGTGGCCTTTGGTATCTTTGTGGATAATTGGGCAGTCGTTTTGAAAGTCCGACAGACTTTTAATTAAGTTTTTCATTTGATTATTTGGATAAATTTAGATTTACATTTTTTGCATTCATGAGATATCAAATCTTTTGCTTCCCATAGTTCTGGATTGTATGACCAAGTCATCGTGTAAAATCCAGCCTTGTCTTTGAATTGTGCTTTTATAGTCTTCATGATAAGATAGAATAAAAGGCGATTGCTAAAACTAGAAAAGCGACTTGCTTTGCGAATGGGATAATGTCAGCCTTGCTGAAATCTCCGATTAAAAGTGTGATAATGTTTTTCATTTTTTTTAGGTTTTTCGATTGCTTCGTTGCTTTCGATATGTCAAAGGTAATACTTAATTCGTAATAAAAAAACTTTTTTTAATTTATTTTTAAATACTACTCTAATATTTGCCTAACAAATAACCTTTTATTTGCACAACAAAAAAGCCACCAGATAAAATCCAATGGCTTTTTAAATAAACCTAAACCTATAAAATTATGAAAACTTAACAAATGTATTAAAAAATATGAGATAGCCTAGCTACTTGTCCAAAATCTTTATGATGGATAAAACCTTCTACTGCCTTAATGCCTCCTACACCATATCCGTTTCTGTGGTGCCATGAATCTGTGCCACTTGGAGATCGCAAACTTTCAACAGTTAAACCAATTAAATCTTTTGAAGTCTTATGATGGACATGGTGTGTGTAAAAATATCTATGATTTGTATTACCCCAATCCTTTTTTGATTCACTAGCCATTAACAAACCTAAGTCTTGTTGCTTAGCTCCATCCCCATGAGTTGTCCCGATTAGATTGCTTCCGTATATAAAATACTTTCGATGTGCAATTGAACAATCAAATGTAATGTTAGGAGAATTCCTAAACCAACTTTGAATTACATCCGCTAAAAAGAATCCGTTTGTATAATCGTGGTTAGATGGATTAAACACAAAGTGTACATCTGCAATTTGCATAAGTAGTTCCAAAACTTCTACATACAATTGTTTCGCTATTAAAAAACTTTCGTACCACATACCATCTGTATCCTGCGGTGTACCGCTAGTAGTCTGGCGCTTTGGTGTATCAATATGAAGTATGTCATTGCCACCAATAAACAGAACCTTATCAATATTAAACCCAGAAGCTTTTTGTATAACTCCCCGAACTCCTTCCAGTACTCGTTGGACTGCAATCTGTGAATTATAGTCTTCGCCTGTTTCAAATGATGATGCTAGTTTGCCGATGTGAATGTCCGCAGGATCAACAACTAACAAATGGCCGTCTACAATATTACTACGGATTATCGTTTCATACTTTGGAGAATGCTCGTCCATTGATTGAACTATCTCGTCTCGAATTTCTTCGTATGTTTTACCTTTCTCGCCCTTAACGTGGATTGAATACTGCTTGCCTTTAAACCAATAATTTGAAACGTTCTCCAATGGCAGACCTACCGCATCGCATTCGGTAGCCAAAGCGGGATGATGGTTTAAGCGTTTGTGTCTTTGTACTCTACGAAGTAAAGCTATCCTTAAAGTCTCTTTATTTATGTACGGATACATCTCTAGCAAATGCCGTACTATTTTACCTTGACTTTCAAACTGCCCTGTCTTGTATAATTCGAGCGCCTCTAAACTTACTTGCTCTGTACTTTTATTAGCGTTGTTGCTCATATTCCATCATTAATTGATCAACAAGAAACTCTAAATTATTTGCGAGCTTCATGCGTAATACAAATGAACTATCATCCATTGTGTTAACGGTTTCTAAAATGTCTAAGATTGTACCTAGCATTTTTAAAGTTGTTAAGTCCTCTTTTTGCTTTTTAGCCACAGGTTGCAGTTCTATTTTATGCATATAAAACCTAGCAGTATAGTTGACAAAATAAAAAAGTTTCTTTGCCAGCCATTACGCGTTCTTCTCTTTTCGCTTTTAAGCAACGATTTTTCGCCTTCCCATATCTTTGATTGTCTAGCATAGCTTTCATCCGTTAGGATTGATATATAAGCCTTAGAAAGCGAATCTTTCTTTAATAGAATCTTTCGCTCTTTTAAATCGTGAATGATAGTATCCATTAGCGTTACTGGGATGCTAATAGTCTTACCGAAATTTGGTGTAGTCCCGTAGAAAATTTGTCCTTTCGCTATCTGAGTAAGCAAAAGGAATCCGATAAGTAATGGAATCGAGTTTAAGAATCTGCGTTTTGATTTCATTGGTCTGAATTTGTGTAGTTTTAGCTTGATTATTCGTCCGTTTTTTTGTGCAATCATTGTAAACATAGCTTACAAAAAACAAAAGCAGTAACATTGTTACCGCCTTAATTACATTTGTATATTGATCAAGATGCATATAAGTTCGCTTCTGCCACTCTCCGATTAGTTAATCCTTTTAAAACTTTGCCCGCTGCCTTGTTCCATTTAAGGAACTCGTTACGAATTGTAACGTCTTGCGGATTCTTGTTTACTTTCTTTAGCAACGTGCTATTTTTTAAAGCATTGACACCCACATTGTAAGCGAATGCGCATAAGGCATCAAATTGGTTCTGATTAATATCATCACGACAAAACGAATCAACTGATTTCTCATAACTTGTTAAAATATTCATAAGCATCGTGGAGGCTTGACCCTCTGTGATTGCTTTATCGTTCATTGTAACCCTTAAACCATTAGGGTAATATGTTGAACCATAACCAATTGTTTTTGCGCCTCCGCTACAAATATAAGGTTTGGATTTAAATCCCTCAAACTGCTTTATCAGGGCTAGGCCCTTTTCGCCTACTTTTGTTACTTTCATTGGGTTTACCTTCAAGTTTAAGTCGCAAATCTACATTCTCACTACGCAAGGTATGAACTTCTGTGGTTAACAATTCAATTTTCTCTTTTAATTCTGCTACCTCAGCTTTCATATCTGTCGCCATTTCTCTCCAAATCTTAATAGCTTCTTGGACATTAGTAATCTCACCCGCTTCAACTTCAACTTGTGCTTTTTTTCTGCCAAAAATCCATGTGATTGCAGATGCAAAAAATGCAGTTATAGTAGGCAAGACTACTTCATTCCAATGTTCCATTATTTCTTTAATGCTTTTAAAATTTGTGCTTTTGCAATAATTGCGAAATTCTCATTGTCTTTGACAAATGATGTAAATGTTTCTAAGTCAGATGAATCAAGTTCTAATGATTCGCCTTTGTTTAGTGATAATGCCCACTCCCAAAATTTTAAGGCATCGCCTTTAGATTGTTGTACTAATGAATTTGCAACTACCTTACCAGCATTGGCATTTTCGATAATGTTACCATCAAGGTCCAATAAATTAAAATTTAAATCAATTTTCATTTGTTTGTTGTTTTAGTTAAAAATAATATAAATGTACTATGATAATTCAATATTTTCTATAACTGGAGCTACATAATCTCCTACAATTACAAGATTTAATGATTTAGCAACGTAATCCCACGCATAATTATCTACTGTCCATTGCGCATAATCTTCTCCTACCATAGATAAGTTGCCTTGCGTTAATTTTTCTGCAATTGAACCATCTTCGTTTTGCGCAGATAGTGCGTAGTAAAAAGTTGCTGATTCATTAAGAATTAAGTTTACTACATAAGCATTTAAAATAGTTGCTTTTTTGTTAACACCATTATCCCATATTGATACTTCATTAATTAATTTCATATTATTTGTTTTTTAAAATTGTTATTTCGGCAGAAAGTTCTTGGATGGCTTTGACTAGGACAGGGACTAATTTAGAATATTCAATACCAACAAGTTTACCATCAGTATAAGTACATATTTCTTTATTAATCAATTCAGTTTCTTCAGCAATTAATCCATAAAATAATTCATCAAAATATTCATTTGTATAAATACCGTCATTATCTTTTTTTCTATAATTAAATGAAACTGGATTTAATTGCATTAGCCAGTTTGAATTAATAGCATTAATATTTGTTTTTGATTCTCTAATAGAAGATATACCTCCTAGTTCACCATCTGATGCTATAAATAAAGTTCTTGGTGATGCTACCGTATTTCCATATACTTGCGAAGAAAACCTGACATTTCCTGATGCGAAAATCCGCATACGTTCGGTAGTTGTAATATTACCATCTGCCGCAACCGAACTTGAACTATTTGAAAATGTTAAAGCTCCTACAGAATTATCAAAACCTAATCCTCCTGCAAACCCTGTTGAAATAGTTTTATCTGCCCCAGCACTACTACTATAATAATTATTAAATTTAAATGCTTGATTAATATCTACTGAAATATTACTTAATCCAATAGTTTGACCATTTACAGTTAAGACTCCATACGATTTAGGCGAATTCGTTCCAATACCTACGTTGCCGGCGGAGGTAATTCGCATACGTTCTGCTGAATTAACATTTATAACTAAAGCATTAGCACCGCCAACATTTATACCTAAATTATTGCCAGTTGAAGCTAAATAATTCCAATCTGCTGCATAAGATTCTAATTGCAGTGTTCTAGTTCCAGAAACGTTCTTAATTATACTTTGAGTTCCATTATTTACTTCTAGCAATTGGCTAGGACTAGCCGTTCCAATACCTACGTTAGAAGAAAAAGTAGCATTGCCACTTACCCGAGCAGTTCCAGTAACATCTAATTTAAAGCCTGCGTCTGTTTGAGAACCAATTTGTAATGAACCTGCTAAATAATTATTAGCAGTACCAGCCATATATAGATTAAATTTTTGCCCAGCAGCCGCAGCTATATTACCATAAAATGCAATATTTTTAAAGTTAGCACCCGTAAAGTTAGAATCAACATAAAATCCGTATTGGTCATTTACTGAAGAACCAGCTCCATAAGTACCTTGTGATACTCTAAAATGAATTAATTCATTACAAGTAAATGAAGCGGCTTGTAATGATAGTGTGCTTAAATAACCTGTTGCATTTGATACATCTGATTGAATTGTAGCCGATAATAAAACACCTCTTGAATTTGAATTACCCGTGATTGCTTTGCCAATCAATAAATTTCCGCTAAATCCAGCTGTTAAACCAACACTTCCAATCCCCAAACTTCCTGCCATATAGTTATTGGCAGTACCTCCAGCAAAAATGTTAAACTTATTAGTTCCAGCAGCTAAATTTAAATCTAATGCTCTTGATAAGGAGGTTCCTGTAAAGTTTGCAATAGTTATACCATAGTAATTGGTTACGTTATTTACAGGTGTATTTGATATGTCTAATCCAAAATAATTTGTATAACTATTTGTGTTGTTGTTTGGACTATTTTGTCCTACTTTATAAGCAGTAAATAAACCAAAATTACCTGTACCTGCTGAATTTGCTTGAATTAATACTGAATTTTGAGATGCTGTGCCATTGTTTGTAACTCCTGCATTAATGTATCTAATTGAATCTGAAAAAGAATTGCTTTTATTAACAACAATTCTAATATCATTTATTTGTGCAAATGTTGTTGTAAATGCGTCATCATTAAAATTATAAATATCTCTAAAACTCAAAGATGAATTAGCAGAAGAAGTAATATTAAATGTTCTTGTGTTAACTGTTGCTCCTGATAAAACTTTTGTAATTGTTCCACTAACAAAACCATTTATAGTTGTATCAGAATTTAAAATAATATTAGTACCCGAATCTGTAATATTACTATTGCCTATTGCCGATGCGCCTATAAACTTAGGAACGGTATTAGTTGTACCAGTTCCAGTAACTGGATTGGTTAAAGCTCCTTGATATTGTGGTATATTTAATGTATTCCCAGTTAACGTTGCCGCACCGCTTGTTCCAGTTGTTGTTAGACTTGTAATTCTATTTGTATAAGCAGTATTCCAATTTGTAGCACTTGCAATATAGGCATCTGCTAAATCTGTATTTAAATGTAATTCATCTAACAAAGTAACACCTCCAGTTATAGATGCTGCGTTTCCACTACCGCTTGTTTTAACAACCGTTAATGCTTCGCCATTGCCACCTTTGGTAATTGATGCCGCAACACCACTACCGCTAACATGATTAATTACTAAGTTGGCAGCCGTTAAGCTATGCGTTCCTAAATTTACATTTGTAGTTGCTCCAGTATAAGGCACATAACCAGATAAGTCGGGTGCATAATTTGGAATATTTAAAGTATTAGAAATAAACGTTGCAGCTCCGCTTGTTCCTGTTGTTGTTAATGTAATATCATCTTGCTTTGCATTTAAAGCATTCTGTAAGTCAGTTTGATTAGATAATGTTCCTGTAATTCCACCCCATATCGTTCCAACCGTAGGAGAAACCTCAATGTATGTAGCACCAGACCAACGATAAATCTTATTTGTGTCTAATGCAACATAAATCTTGCCTGTTGCGCCACTTGCAGGAAATGCTGCTAAATTAGCAAACTCTAAAACATCATCTACATAAGATGGTAATTGAGTTGATGGTACTAAGCCTCCGCCATCAAGGCTTGCATATCCATTAGCAACACCTTTGTTTGATGCGTTTTCTGGTGTGTAACCTAAAGCAGTTGTAACATTGCCACTTGTTAATGATAATGTTCCACCTAGTGTAAGATTTCCGTTTGTAGTAACCGTTCCACTTAAAGACAAACCACTAACTGTTCCTGTGCCACCAACAGATGTAACCGTTCCTACATTAGTAGTATAACCGCTTGGATTAGACGCATCATATTTTAAGTTTAAAGCAGTTTGTGTCGCAGTACTAATTGGTTTGTTCAAATCCGTAGTATTCTCAACATTGCCTAAACCAACCATTGCTTTAGTGATACCAGAAACGGTACCAGTAAAGGTAGGCGAAGCTAAAGGCGCTTTAAGGTCTAAAGCAGTTTGAGTTGCAGAGCTGATTGGCTTATTTACATCGCTTGTATTGTCAACATTTCCCAATCCTACCATTGCTTTAGTAACTCCGCTGACGGTGCCTGTAAACGTTGGGTTATTTATATTTGCTTTTAAATCTAAAGCATTCTGTGTTGCAGTAGAAACAGGCTTATTGACATCACTTGTATTATCTACATTTGATAAGCCAACCATTGATTTGGTAATTCCACTAACCGTTCCTGTGAAAGTTGGAGATGCTAATGGTGCTTTAGCGTTTAAAGCATTTTGTAAATCTGTTTGTCCTGATAATGTTCCTGTGATTTGACCCCAAGCAACAACCGCACTTGAATTTATTTGAGTATAAGCAGAACCGCTCCAACGATACATTAAACTTGTATCATTAATAACATAAAGAGTTGTTGTATCTCCAGTAATAGGCAAAGCACCAAACGTACTTGCTAGAAAATAATTAGACCCAATAATATTCCCAGATGTTTGAGAAACATTAATTGAAACTAAATTAGGAGTTACATTAAGTTGTACGTTATCGGAATTATCGGTAACAATTATATCAATAATATCGTTTGCCATTATCTTGTAATTTCTTGGGTTATTGAAAAGATTCCTTGAACGTATGTCTTAACCGTATTGTCGGCAAATCTGATTTCTATATCATATTCGTAATCGAATACAGGTATATCAATAATTTGTGCATTTATTCTAAATAGACCAGTAGTAGGAGATGTAATTGTAATGCCTGCACCACTAACAGATGTTAAAGATAAAGCAGGCGTAGCATCATCCGCAGTCTTTCTTAATTGCATCCGTATAACTGCACCTGTAAGATTTTTAACTACATCATTAACCTTCAACTCAAAGTTGACTTGATCAAATGTATCGGCTTTTATATGGCTAAAATTAAGACTCATTTTCTATTTTTTTTAAATACACCTTTAACTTTTTAACGTTTTCTTTTTTGGGTTTATAAGACCCAGCCAACAAAATCACTTTCTTTGCTTGGGAAGATGTCTGCATTGCTATTTGTATTATATTCTGGATATAAGTTATTATTAAAACTCATGTAGTCAATAAATCTTCTTGTATAAGATTGTGCAATAGACCGCTCTTTTTCTACTAAGAAATCAATCTCCGCCTTATCAACATTAGAACTATTTTCGCTTCCATGCTTATAAACTCCTTTGTTCGCAATTGTATAAGCTGCAAATGGCAAGTATTCTACCATTGACCAATGGATTAACATTGGTTTAATATAAACATTTACTAGCATTAAATAATTGCCAGCTAAAGTATTTGCAACAATATCCGCATTTATCTTATTAAATAAATCCGTTCCTAAATAACTCTGAATATGAATGTCTTGCGCCAATTTTACCCATTGAATAAAATTGTCTGTATCAATATTACCGTTTAATGCGGTATATTTAATTAATTCATCCCTACTTATAAATAATGCAGTAGCCATATCTTATTTTGGTAAAAATCCTTTATTTGGCATATTAACAGGCTTAGTGTAAACCAATTTGTTATTTGCTGGTAATATCTCACCTTGCT